GGCGCCGGTGCTCTTGCACTCCCATAGGCACGGGTAGCCGACGCCAGGGAGATCCGGCCCGCCGATGAACACGCCGTCGGGGTGACCTTTGAAGCGCCCGTCCAACTGGGCGAAGCTGTAGAGTTCGCCCGTGCGCTGGTTGCGCTGCGTCAGCTTGAACCCCGCGTCGCCGAACCAGGCGCGCGCGAGCTCCTCACCCATGTGGCCGAAGTCGAACTTGCGCAGGGTGAGCGGGGGAAAATCCTTTTCCCGCGGCGCGCCGGCGTACTCGAACTGGATCGCACGCTCACACGAGCCGCCAACGCCGGAGGCGCCCAAGTACTGGCGCCGCTCTTGGGTGGCGCGCTTGGCGGTCAGCGCCGCCTTCAGCGTGTCGTTGATCGCCTCCGAGGCTCGCGCCTCGTGCATGACCCGCCGGTTGAAGTCGAGGGTGGCGAGGGTCATGGCTGAGCGCTCGCACAATGGAGAGCGGAATGAGCACGGGGTGCTGGACCGGGTGGGTGCAGGCTTTTCGCGCGATGGATGCCGGGGACTGGGCTGCTTGGGCGCAAGCCTTCGGCGCAATTGCGGCGATCGCTGTCACACAGCGAATTGCGTCCCGAGAAAGTCGATTGGCGGCCATCAGTCGCTTGCAAAACGACGCGGCATTCCTCGCAATTGCGGAGGGCATCGCAGATTTGGCAGAAGGGCTTCTCGAAACCGCGGACGAACAACTCAGAACCGGAATTCAGGCTAGCGATGAAAGTTTTGCACAGACCCTGACCGCCATCTCCAAGATGCCTCTCGAGAGGTTCCCGTCTGCGAAGTCCGCTCTCGCCTTCGTAGAGCTTGGCCGAATGGTTGAGTTCTACGGCCGTAGCTTGAAGACGGCAGTCTTGGAGCTCAGGCACCTCAAGAAGGTCTCTAACGACTCTTTCGTTATCCTCGATGAATTTCGTCAGGCGGCGAACCAGTGCGTCGTTGCCATCCGAACAGAGGCACGTGATGCTGATCAACGGGCGAATGCACGCGGCAACTCTCATCAGAAGGGGATCACGTCGTCGAACGGGAACTGACCGAGCTCGCCGAGCGAGACCGCCGCCGCATGAGCGCCGAAGATCCCGGCGGTGAACGCATCCACCACCTGACCCTTCTCCAGCTTGAAGAACGGCTTGTCCGCCGGCAGATGCGCCAGCTTCGCTCCGATGCCCGGCAGCGCCGCTTCCACGATGCCCCGGGTGCGCGAGTCGCCCAGGTCGAAGGCGAGGTTTGAGGTCAGACGCTTGCCGGCGCTGAGCCGCGTCCGCTCCACAATCCAGGAGGAGATCACCGCGATGGTGATCGCCTCCGGGTTTGTAGCGCCGGGCGCGAGGCTGCGTAGGACGGCGACGGCGCGCGCCAGCGCCGCTTCCTCTTCAGGATCGGCCGCCCTTTCGGGCGGCTTCACCTTTTCGCGCTGGCCGGGGCGGGCGGCGGCCACTAGGCCGCCTCCGCTTGGTCCGGATCCTCGTCGTCAGGGTGAATGAGATCCGGCTGTTCCGGCGCCGGTTGAACTGGTTCACGCTCGCCGGAGAAAGGCTCCTTGTCGGCAAACACGAGGAAGCCGATCGCGCCGCCGTCGATCATGGCGTTCAGGTTGGACAGCGTCGCCGCGCCCACGAGCGCGACCTTGAGCTCGTCGGTGACCTTCCACTCCTTGATCGTCACCGGGACAGCCGGGTTGTCGCCGGCCGCGACCAGGTTGACGATCTTGGCCACGATGTTCCGAGCAAAGCGGTCGGCCCGGTCGATCATCTCGGCCTGTTGCTTCTCGCTTCGCGTCGTCCAGGGGAGCGCTTCCTTGGCATCGCGCATCTCCTGGAGCACCAGGTCGCGCACATCGCCGACGAGGGTGTCGGCCTTCACGTCGTCGACGGACTTCACGCGGCCGAGCCCGCGCGGTTGGGATTGAACGTTCATTTGTCCAGCTCCCCTCACTGCGCCCAGTTAGGCTTGGCCGAGGCCGTGCCCGTCGCAGCCGCCGGAGCCGGCCCCGATGCTGGCCCAGCGCTCGCGTTGCCAGCCGCGTTCGCAGCCTGCGGCCCCGGGTTGATGTAGCCCGTGTCGTCGGGCGTCAGCGCCGCCTTGAGCACGTTCTTGTCCGTGTAGCGCCCGTCGAAAGCGCCCCACCCGGAGACCTGACGCTTGGCCAAGGCGGCCTGGCTGTTGTCCCCGGCGTTAATCCCATGTGCGCTTTCCAGCATGGCGCGCAGGCGCGACCGAGTGATGTTCGCCGCCTTTTCGTGCCCTTCAGTGCAGCCGGAGGTAACGAACAAGCCCCAGAACTTACGGCGGTCGAACTCGCCGCCGTCCACGACGAACTCGAGGTCCATCATATCGCAGCCGGTGGCGCTCGCCTTCAGCCATCCGCCCGGGCCGGCGCCGCCGGGGCGCAGCTTCGCCACGACGAGCGCGATCGTGTTGTCGGGGATGAGATCGCCGAAGCCGCGTTGCGGCTCGGCGTTGTTGAAGTCCATATTGGTCATGGTCGTTGTTCCTCTTTCAGGGGTTCAGGCGGCTTCGGCGGCGGGCTGGGGGATCTTGGTCGAGAGCTCAGCACGTCGCCGTTCGGTATCGCCCGCCTTGGCGATCAGCTTGCCGAGGTGCGGTTCCTCGACAGGTTCAAGCCGGCCGGAGCGGTCTTTCGCCGGCAGGCCGTGTGCGTTGTCCTTGGAGGTGACAAAGGCGCGGACGGGCGCTCCGTCGCCGAAGTCGATCAGGGCATAGCTGATCACCTCGTCCACGATGCCAGGGAGCTCGCGGCCCGTCTTGGAGCCCTCGATATGCGGGTCCCAGAACAGCCGGCCGAAGTCGTCCTTGGCCTGCTCCATGGCGCAGGTGAACACGACGTGCTTGCCGCGAGCGTGCTGCAGCTGAGTGACCCAGCCCAGCATTTCCCGGCCGAGCAGGCCGTAGGCGCCCCGAAGATCGGGCTTGCCTTGCTGGTTGAAGGCCTCGGGCTGTTGTTGAGCCCATTGAAGGCACAAGCGCGAAAGCTTCGTGATCGAGTCGACGAAGATCGTCTCGTACTTATCGGCCGTTCCCGCGCCGAACATTTCGACCGAGGCATCGTAGTGCGCCTGGCTGTACGGCGCGGTCTCCGGCAGCGCCGGGTTCGGCCCACCGATGAAGGCGGCCAGGAAGCGGCACTCCGGCCAGGTGACCGGCCGGATAGTATCGGCTGGCACGTCTTGCACGGCAAGATCGCCTGCCTCGCCGTCTACGAAAAGGGTCGTGGGTGCGTCGAGCGTACGCAGCAGGCTCGTCTTGCCGATGCCGTACGGGCCCAGGATCAGGGCCTTCACCCCTCCCCGTTCGGCGGCGCGCTGGTCGGCGGTGATTATCGAAAGCGCCATGTCAGGCCGCCTCCGCTTTCGCCGGTTCGAGCTTGATGGTGGTCGGGCCCGGCTTCACCGTACGAGCCGGCTCGAACACTGCCCGAATGTGCCCAGGCCAGGCGCCGTACTTCCGTTCGGTGACGGTGTGGCTGATCTCGACGTACTCGGACGGATCGTCGCCGCTGTCGCGGATAGCCTTCACGGCGCCGGCCAGCTTGTCCTGATCCCAGGTGACCTTCTTCGCGCGGTCGGCGACAACCTCATAGCCGTCGACCTGGATCCGGACGGTGCCGGTATCCTTTGCCTGGGCTGCGTAGCGCGCGGCGATCGGTTGCTCGAACCGAGCTTCGATGACGCTGGCGACCGCCTTCTTGGCGAAGGAGCCGCGGCGCGCGTGTTCGTCAGCCGTCTCCGAGATCGCGGCCAGTGCGTCGAGCGGCAGGGAGGTCAGGACGCTCGGGTTTCGGGCGATCTCCTCGATGGTGGGTAGGTTGGACATGGTCTGGTCTGCTCCTGCTGGTCGGTCTGCTCTCGCGGGGTGGGTGTGCGGCGGCCCGAAGAGCCGGAGACCAATCCGTCCGTGCGCTCGCGCAACACGGAGGCCGCCGCACGTGTCTCGTCCGTCAGGCGGCCAAGAGGTGCTCCCTGGTGCGTTCCTGCTGGGTGCCGTGAACGGCGATGAGCGCGGCCTCCGCGCGGCCGTGGTCCTTCTTGCGAGGCCAGAGGTGCGCGTGACGGGGAAGCAGCTGCGACGCCCGCTCTCGGGAGACGTCCTTTTCGCCCTTCACGCCCTGCGCCTTCTTCCAGGCGGCCGGAGTGACGTCCTCGATGCGCAGGAAGTTGGCGATGCAGACGCCTCGGATCAGGCCGTAGCCGCGTCCGAAAGTGAACGCGCCCACAGGCCCCTCTCCCGGACGGACGCCAACCCGCTCCAGGTAAACGACCGTCCCAGGCTCAACGCTGCCAAGGCGGTCGAGAATGGACGCGAGCTGGTGCTCGTCGATCACCTTCTTCGCTACGTCCAAGATCGGCATGTCCTCGAGCAGGAGCTCGCCGTTCGACCGGAGCAGCGCGATGGCGCCGGAGAGGCCGGGGTCGATACCGATGACTGCCGTCATGCCGCCACCTGCTGTGCAGCGGCGGCAGCCTTGCGCTGGGCCGGAT